TCTAGTACAGCACCTAAATAACTGTGCAGCTAAGACTAACGATGCTGGCTGGCGTATAATAAGACGTAAATCAGCCGGAGATGTCACAGCTGCCATTTCTTTGGCTATGGTGGTAAGTCAATTAAGTAGACCGCAACAAACCGCGCAAATCTTTGTCTAATTTGCACTATTAGTACTATTTGTGGTATAAAGTATACATATGGGTATATTGTCAGCATTAGGTCTAACTAATAATAATAAAACCGTACAGGCGCAATATGCCCCAGCTGTTATGGGCGATAGCATTATTGGATTTGGTTATAACACATTCGGTGCGGGTCCGATGGATCGTACACTAGCGACACAAGTACCAGCTGTAAACAGATGCGCTAATTTAATTAAAGGTGTTATAGGATATTTACCATTAGAGCTGTACAAAAAATCTACAGGCGCAGAATTACCGAAGCCACTCTGGTGCGATCAGCCAGATATTCGACAGCCACGATCCGTCACTATCTCGTGGACTGTCGATAGTCTTATATTTTATGGCGTTGCATATTGGCGTGTCACCGAAATATTTGCGGACGACCTGCGCCCATCTCGTTTTGAATGGGTTGCTAATACTCGTGTAGTTCCACAATTAAATGCTAAAGGCACAGAAGTTTTATATTACACATTGGATAACGAAAAATTACCCATGTCAGGAGTTGGAAGTTTAATTACTTTTCAGGGACTTACACAAGGCGTATTACAAACAGCAGGTAGAACAATACAAAGCGCATTAGATTTAGAAAAAGCCGCAGCTGTAGCAGCACAGACACCAATGGCTACTGGTTTTATCAAAAATACTGGCGCAGACATGCCAGAGTCACAAGTACAAGGATTATTAGCAGCTTGGAAAGCAGCACGTCAATCAAGATCTACTGCATACTTAACTAGCACATTATCATATGAGACTGTTGGCTTTAGTCCTAAAGATATGATGTATAACGAAGCATCACAATACTTAGCCACACAAATTGCACGTGCTATGAATGTACCTGCATATTACATAAGCGCAGATATGAATAACAGTATGACTTATCAAAATATAATTGATGGTCGTAAAGAATTTGTAGCTTATTCACTACAACCTTATATCTGTGCTATTGAGGACAGACTTAGTATGAATGACGTTACCGCTGCCGGACAGACTGTGCGTTTTAATATTAGCGAAACATTTTTAAGATCAGATGACAAAGCAAGATTAGAGACAATAGAGAAGATGTTGACTTTAGGACTTATAGACCTAGAGCAAGCAAAAGAAATGGAAGATCTAACACCCAGCGGAAATCAAAGTGGCGATGCTGAGTACATTAACAGCACTAAGGGAGAAAATGCATGAGTGATATACAACAAGCCAATATACCTGCTAGCACGGTAACGCTACTAGCGTCAGCTGCTCGCACTGAAACAGTTACGGGCACAGCCGTTAAAGGACTATCTGCAGCAAGACTATTAGTAATGCAATTAGACGTTACAGCAGCTAGCGGCACTTTACCCACATTAGATGTCGTAGTGCAAGATACAGTAGATGGCACTAACTGGAATACTATTGCTACATTTACACAAAAAACAGGCGTTACACGAGAAGTAATCAGACTAACTACTGCATTTACCGATCAATTAAGAGTAGTTGGCACAATCGGTGGCACTACTCCTTCATTTACCTTTGCAGTTCTAACATGGGCGGATTCAAATTGATTCTTACATTTAATAGCCAAATACAAAGCGCAGACGGTGAGCGTAGAGTTATTGCTGGCAAAATTGTGCCGTTCGAGACCGCCGGCAATACAAGTGTTGGTAAAGTTGTCTTTGCTAAAGGCTCAATAGATGTAGGTGATCCCGGCAAGATTAAAATGCTTATGCAACACCGAAATGATAAGCCGATTGGCCGTATGCAGAATTTTAATGAAGCAGAAGATGGCATTTATGCTAGCTTTAAGATCAGCGCAAGTATGCAAGGATCAGATGCGTTAATGCTTGCAAGTGAGCAATTAATAGATGGTCTATCTGTGGGAGTAGATGTTATTAAATCATCACAGAAAAAAGATTATATCTATGTAACTAAAGCCACCTTAAAAGAGGTCAGCTTGGTTGAGTCACCAGCATTTACAGAAGCACAAGTAACTAAAGTTGCCGCTAGCGAAGGCGAAGCGGATGCAACAAATCAACCAACTACGGAAAGTGAGGCACAAGTGGACAACACCACCGAGCCAACAGCAGTACCAGTGGTAGAGGTTGCTCCAGTAGAGGCCGCACGCCCAACAATTAGTGCATCCTTCTACACAGAGCCTCGCTCACCAATTAAAACACAAGCACACATGCTTGAACACACTATCAAAGCAAAATTAGGTAATCACGAATCAGCAACATGGGTAATGAAAGCAGAAGCAGATGTAGCAAAATACCTAACCGCTGCAGATGATTCATTTACTACCAACCCAGCATTTAGTCCAACACAGTATGTGCCAACAGTAGTTGATACACTTATTGGATCACGCCCAGCTATTGATGCAATTGGTTCACGTGCGTTACCAGCTGCAGGTATGACAATATCAGTACCAAAGATCACTACTTCAGGTACAGTTGCAGAAACTGCAGAAGCAGCAGCACCTTCAGAGACAGGTATCGTATCTTCATACGTAAACCTAACAGTAAAGAAATATGCTGGACTACAACGCTACAGCTTAGAAATTTTAGAGCGCAGCTCACCAGACTTCTTTGCAGCCATGCTGGACAACATGACACGTGCCTATAACAAAGCAACAGATGCAGCAGTTATTGCAGCATTAACAGCAGGCGGCACACAAGCTACAGCAGTAGCAGCAGATTCAGCAGGAATTATTTCTTACGTATCAACACAAGCACCAGCTGCATACCTTGCAACAGGTGAGTTAGCAACTAAGTACATTGCTGGTACATCACAGTGGTCACTACTATTAGGCGCAACCGATACAACTGGTCGCCCAATTTACAATGCTGCTAATCCAATGAACAATGGAGGAGTTGCACAACCAACATCACTACGAGGATCTGTACTTGGACTTGAGTTGTACGTGGACCCCAACGCTGTGAGCACAACTATTGATGAGAGCGCTTTCATTGTTGTACCTTCATCAGTATCAATTTACGAATCACCAATCCTACGACTATCTGTTAATCAGCCAGCAACTGGCGAGATTGAAACAGCACTATATGGCTACATGGCCGTTGGTGTATTGGTCGCTGGTGGCGTTCGCCGCTTCAACCTAACGTAATAAGTTAGTTAATTTAGTAATCCTCTGGGGTTTAGTAGCCCTAGCCCCAGGGGAGCTTTTTTAGAAAGGACACTATGGCCGCTGCGATGGTAACAATGGCAGAGTTACGCAGTAATTTAGGTATTGGCACTTTATACAGTGACGCTACAGTGGAAGAGTGCTGCCAATCGGCAGAGGATTTAATTTCTGGTTATTTATGGCATAACGATGCGCCAGTAGTGGCTTCATCTATTAGCAATAACGTAGCAACTTTAGTTTTATCAAACCCTGGCATATTTACTACAGGTCAATCAATAACAGTGTCTAATTGTGGTGCAACGTATAACGGCACATACACATTAACAGGATCATTCCCAGGTACTACAGTGCCTGCTTCAATTGGCACAATGTTTTGGAGTACATACGCATTAAGTTCATACCCTAACGGCTACAGTTTTATTCAATACGCAAAGACAGCTGCGGATGACAACTTTCATTTTGTTAAACCATACGGCCGAGCCCTTGGCCCAGAGCATAAAGCACAGGCTTACACTGCGACCCCTGCCATAAGAGAGGCTGCGATGATCGTAGCTGTAGACATCTGGCAAGCACGTCAAGTTAGCCAGACTGGTGGGGTAGGTATGGATGGGGTATCTGCAAGTCCTTATAGGATGGGGTACCAACTTATAAATAGAATCAGAGGCCTCATCCAGCCGTATTCAAGTCCTAATTCACTGGTCGGCTAATGGCTGCAATAAGCACCCTACGTGGCACGCTAGCAACCGCTTTAGCAAACGCTGGAGTATGGTCTACCTTTGCATTCCCGCCAGCAACTTTGCTTGCAAATAGTGTCGTGGTCACCCCATCCGATCCCTACATAATTCCAAACAATAACAGCCAAACAGGTATCTCGCCTTTGGCTAATTTTAAGATTTTAATAACTACACCCGCATTTGATAACCAAGGCAACTTGCTAGGTATGGAAAACTTTATTGTGGCAGTCGTAACTAAACTAGCGGCATCAACCCTGGTTTACAACATATCAAGTGTCTCCGCTCCAGCTATAACTAATGCAGCTAGTGGAGATTTATTAACATCAGAAATAACTGTATCAATCCTAACGAGCTGGAGTTAAAATGAGTACACACGAAGAAGACTTAGCCTTCTTAAAAAAGACAGGCCAAATTCAAGACGCACCAAAACCAACTGCACAAACAAAGAAAGATGAGGAATAACAATGGCAATCTATTTAAATAATAACGTTGGTGTTAAGTTGGCTACCGCTGCTGCACCTACAGTACCTTCAATCGATATCAGCGCTTATGTAACTAACGCTGTAATCAATCAGATCGTAGATGAGCTAGAAGTAACAGCGATGGGCGATACCGCACATAAGTTTGTTGCAGGCCTACAATCAGCAACATTCTCAATCGACTTTATCAATGACTGGGCAGCCAGCCAAGTAATGACAACATTAAACGCAGCTTTTGGACAAACCCTGTCAGTATCAGTAATTACTGTTAAAGGCACTGCCGTATCAGCTACAAACCCAACGTACCAATTCTCAGTTTTGGTTAATAACTTAACGCCAATTGGGCAAGGCGGCGTGGCTGAAGTTGCAACATCAAGTCTGTCCTTTACAGTAAACTCCGCAGTAACAGTGTCATCATCGGTGGCATTTTAACTAAGGAGTAACAATGGCAAAGCTAAAGATAACAAGGGCTAATGGTGAAGTATCAGAGCACAAGATCACACCAGGTGTTGAGTACGCTTTCGAGTTAAAATACGGATCAGGAATTAGCAAGGTCTTGCGTGAGCATGAGCGTCAAACAGAGATATTCTGGCTGGCTTATGAATGCTTACGCAGGGCTGGCGCACAGATACCTTTATGGGGATCAGAGTTTATAGACACTTTAGACACTGTCGAGGTATTAGACGAAGAAAAAAAATAACTGAGCGGAATTCTATTGCTTACACTATTGCGCAATTAGCAGTAGAAACTGGAATACCGCCTAGAGAGTTTATTGATATGGATACCGAAATGTATCTAGCAATAATTCAGGTATTAACAGACAGAGCTAAGGAGATCAAAAATGCCAGTCGTGGTAAACGGCGTTAGAGAGTTCCTAAAGGCTATAGATCAACTTGATGATGATATGTTTAAAAACGTAAAAGCATCTTTAAAAACACCTATGATCAAAGTAGCCAATAGATCCAAGTCTGAATTACCATCTAATCAAAACGTATTAAGCGGATGGCTTAAACAGGCCGAGCCACAAGAAGGCCAACGCAGGCCATTCCCAGCATACGATCAGGCCACAGCTAGGCAGGGCATTAAATATAAGTTAGGCCCTAACAAGAAAAACAGAAGTGGTTATTCTGTTTACAATTACGTATCTAATGAATCAGCTGCTGGTGCAATCTATGAAACTGCTGGCCGTAAGACTACTGGCGCACAAGGCGCATCATTAAACCCAGATGCAGGCGTGCAATTTATTCAGGCACTACCTAACGTAGTAGATGCAACAATGGCAGGCTCAGTAGGTCGCAGAGGTCGTAAGAATAAAGGCCGAGTAATTTACAAGGTATGGAAAGAAGAGCAAGGCGAAGTGTACGCAAATCTAAAGAAGGCTTTAGATGATGCCATATTTGCATACTATAAGAAGATGCCACTAGAGCAGAAGTCTCAGGTATTAGGATTTTACAAAGAGCGATCAGCTCGTGGATTTAAGGGCGTGT